CCTACCCCCGCGATCAGCGACCGGCGAAATCTTCGACGCAGCCCAAGCATACGCCAATCTTCCGGCACCATATGAGGCTGCGCCGTCTCCCGGTCTGTTTGATCTGCCTGCCAGCCCCTTTGCATCCAGCTATGATCAATTCGGCATTCCGATAGCCGCGCCGCCTGGCGGCACATATGACCATCCGCAAACGGGCACGTCGCGCATGGCAACTACGGACCCGGCGGTACACAAGGCAAGAGCGGAAGCGTGGCAACTCTTTGATGATAGCCCAAACGACGCAGACACCGGCGACCAGGCAACGGCTCCTGGGATGGACGAACAAGCATCCCCCGCGTCGCTGGCAATCGTTTCCGCAGTTTTGGGCCTAGCGTTCCCTGCCGCCCGTGCGGTTCTCGGCCCGCCGTCCATGCTGGCGCGCGGATACAACTACTTCTTTGACGAAGAAGAGCCGGATATGGGCCAGTTTGGGATTGACCCACTGGGAGAGTTTGGTGCCATCGGCGGTCCTCCCGACGCAGATGATACGGCAGAAGGGGCCAACGCAGACGCTGCGGTAGCGGCGGCCAATGCGGCGGCAACAGCGGCTGGATTTGATGTCGATGAAGTAGATATGGCGGCAGAAACGTCTACCGGCGGCGACGGCGGCTCTGATAGTGGTGGGGGAGGTGATGCCGCCGCCGGCGACCCTGGTGACGGCGCGGGGGCAGACAGTGAAGCCAGTGGCGATGCAGATTCGGATAGTGGCGACGACGCAGATGGTACTGACTGGCATCTCGGCGGCTTATTAGGCGGCAGCGGCCCCAGAGACATAGCCGCCGAGGGTGGCGAGTACATCATCCGCAAGTCTGCGGTCAAAAAATATGGCCGTGGCCTTTTTGACGATTTGAACGAAAGCAAGATTGGCAAGCGTCAGTTGAAGGGATTGTTGGATGCCTAAAGTCGGAAAAAAGCATTTCAGCTATAGCAAGGCGGGCCGCAAGGCAGCCAGCGCATACGCCAAGAAAACCGGCAAGAAGGTGACAAAAAAACGTGGGCGTTGAAATTCCGCGCAACGTGAAACCGTTTACGATGGTTTACACGCGCGACCGCAGCAAGCCGCCACCGCCTAAGCGTGGGCGTTCGAAAAAAGTGAAAAAGCTGGTAAAGAATGACTGACCTCCCCACCCGCCGCCATCAAATCAGCGAAACGGTTGGGCCGTTTATCGTCAGCGTCGGCTTCGACCCGCGCGACGGCAAACCGTGCGAGGTTTTTATCACCAAGCGCGCGAAACCCGGCACCGACCTTGACGGGCATCTTTACGATTTAGGCGTTGCGGCCTCGAAAATCATGCAGGGCGAACATGGCTAAAAAAGACGATATCGAGTTTCATGGCATCGTTCGCAATGAAATCGAATCTGCGGTCAACTATCACGACACGGAGTTGTCGGCCGACCGCATTGAAACGATGGATTACTATCTGGGCGAGCCATTTGGCAACGAACTAGATGGCCGCTCTGCGGTCGTCAGCAGCGATGTTGCCGATACGGTCGAGGCGATGCTGCCATCGCTGATGAAGATTTTCACGGCATCGGGCGATTTTGTGCGGTTTGCGCCACGCGGGCCGGAAGACGTTGAGGCTGCCGCCCAGGCAACCGACTACGTTAATTTCATTCTGAACAGTGACAATAACGGTTTTGTAATTCTTCATAATTTTCTGAAGGACGCGCTGTTGTTCAAGTACGGCGTCGTAAAGACCTTTTACGACGAAACGGAGACTGTCACAGAAGACAGTTATATCGGCCTCACCGAAGACGAATTGACGGCATTACTTGCCGACCCTGATATCGAGGTGGTCGAACAGGAAATGGAGTCGATGGGCGAGGATCAGGTTTTACCTGACGGCACCGTCCTCCCGGCACCGATGACTTTCGACGTGCGCGTCAAGAAGACGGAGCGCGATGGCCGCGTCCGCGTTGAGAACATCCCGCCAGAGGAATTTCTTTTCAATCGCCGTGCCAAGAGTATGGATGATTGCCGCTTTGCGGCGCATCGGACACGGCTGCCAGCAAGCGATCTCATTGCGATGGGCTACGACCGCGAGTTGGTCGAAAGCAACGCCGGGTTTGGTGAGGTTGACGACGAGCGCGAAAATCGTTTTGAAGATTTGGAGAGCGGCGAGGAAGACAGCACGCTCGACCCCAGCCAGCAGAGCGTCCTTTATACGGAAACATATATAAAGACCGATTACGACGACGACGGCATCGCGGAATTGCGTCGCGTCTGCTGCATCGGCGCAGGGTATGAGATCGTAAAAAACGAACCGTATGGCATGATGCCGTTCAGCGTCGTGTCGCCGATCCTGATGCCGCACCGCATGGTAGGCCGCAGCGTCGCGGAGTTGGTCAAGGATTTACAGGAAATCAAGTCGTCGTTGCTTCGCCAGCAACTTGATAACGTCTACCTGACCAATAACGCGCGCATCGCAGCCGTCGAGGGTCAGGTGAATATTGACGACCTTATGAGCAACCGCCCCGGCGGCGTTGTCAGGATGCGCGCCCCTGGAATGGTGCAGCCGATTACGCCGCCAGCCATTAATCAGATGGCTTTCCCGTTATTGCAGTATATGGATCAGGTCAAAGAAAACCGCACGGGCATGACCAAGGCAAGCCAGGGGCTTGATCCTGATAGCTTGCAATCAAGCACCCGTGCAGCGGTTGCGGCCACGATCAGCGCGAGCCAGCAAAAGATCGAAATGATCGCGCGCGTCTTCGCCGAAACCGGCATCAAGCACTTAATGCAATCGATTTTGCGGCTGGTGCAGACGTATCAGCAAGGGTCGCGCATCGTGCGGCTGCGGAATAAATTTGTCCCGATGGACCCGCAGGAATGGGCCACTGAATTCGATACGATTATCGAAGTCGGCATCGGCACCGGGGATACGGAAAAGCGCATTGCGGTCTTGACGCAAGTGGCCCAGAAGCAGGAAGAAATTCTTACCAAGCTGGGCGTCGCCAATCCGCTATGCACCCTGAGCCAGTACCGTGACACGCTGGCGCGGATCATTGAACTGTCCGGTTTCAAGGACAGCAGCGCGTTCTTGCTGGACCCAGACAATCTGCCGCCCGAATTGCAGCAAAAAATCCAGGCGCGGCATGCGGAGCAAAAGTCGCCGCAGGATGAGGTTATTGAACTGGAGCGCGCGAAGGTGCAGGCCGAGATCGAAAGCGACCGCATGAAGATGCAGGCCGAGATTGAAATGAAGCGCGAAAAGGTCGCCGCCGAGATGCAGTTGAAGCGCGAAGAAATGCAGATAAAAATGGAATTGCGCGCCCAAGAAATGCAGATGGAAGCGCAGCTTCGCGGGCTTGAAGCATCGACCGGCATCGACATTAGCACCAATCTGCCGCGCGCCTGATGGACGAAGGTAAGCGACAGGCGGAAATCTACCGCGCCGCTAAAGCGAAGGAAGTTTTCCGCAACGAGATTTTTACCGAGGCGCTGGAGCATCTGCGCGAGCGGTATAAGTCGGAATGGGCCGCGTCATCGCACAGCGATATCGGCGGTCGCGAGCGTATGTATTTTTTGGTGCAGGCGCTTGAAGAATTCCACGGCCATTTGAAAAGCGTCATTGAAACTGGCGCGATGGCCGAGGACGAGGTGCATCGGCAATCGATGCACTGACCAAGCCGCAAGGCAGTCATATTTAAAATTTGGAGATTTTTATGGGCGAAGCAACCGCGCAAGCGACTCCGCTATCCATTGCGAATGCAGTGGACACCCTTCTAGCAGCCGAAGCCCCCGTTGAGGAAACGCCCACGCAGCCGGAAGTTGTTGCCGAAACCGAAGAAGAGGTTGAGGTCGAAGCCACGGAGGAATCCGAAGATTCCGAGGAAATCCCAGAGGCAGACGATGCCGAAGAGGATGATGCCGAGGAAATTGAGGAGGACGACGAGGCAGTCGAAGCCGTCGAGGAAGAGCCGGTAGAAAAAACCTATCGTGTCCGCGTTGGCGATGACGAAGTTGATTTGACGCTAGACGAGTTGCAGTCAGGTTACATGCGTCAAAGCGACTATACGCGCAAGACGCAGCAAGTCGCTGAAGGCCGAAAGCAGGCCGAAGTGGAACTGCACGCGCTGTCGGCAGAGCGTCAAAGCTACGCCGACCAACTCGCAGCCGTTGAGGCCGCACTTCAGCAATCAGAACCATCGCAAGAGTTTTGGGATAATCTGAACGCAGAAGACCCGCTCGAATATGTTCGTCAGCGTGAAGCCTATCGTGATCGTAAAGATGCGATGGCCCAGGTGCAGACGGAAAAGGAGCGGGTTCATCAGGAGCAAATGGTCACCTTGCAAGCTCAAGCGCAGGAGCGTTTGAAACAAGAGGGCCAACGACTTTTGCAAGCCATCCCCGAATGGCGTGACCCAGATACCGCGCAGAAGGAAAAGACTGCGGTCTACACTTACGCGCAACGGCATCTTGGGTATACCGCAGACGAGTTACAGGCTGCGGGAGATCATCGTGCAATCAATGCGCTTCGCAAGGCGTATCTGTACGACGAGCTTATGAAGCAAAAGCCAGCCGCCGCCAAGAAGGCGAAAAAAGCTCCAAAGATGGTGAAGGGCGGACAGCCTACGAGCAAGCGACAAATCTCAGCGAAGCGGAAGCGACAACAGCTTCAGAACATCGGCAAGCAGAAAGGCGTAAAGGCTATGGATGCTGCCGT